GGCGGAAGAGACCGCTTCGTTGGGGTTTGAACGCTCCGAGGCTGAGCGCAAGGGCACCGAGACCAGCCAACTATCCATTCGTCGTATTGGGGCTGTGAAGTCCGTTGTCGATTCCTGGCTCAAGCGCAAAGACCAGCTTGCCGGGAAGATGATCGACCTGGGCAGCCCCGCTTTCAGCGTGTTGTTCGCGTTTATGATCGAGACGTTCCGCGAGTCCATGCTCAACGGCGGTGTCCCTGCTGACCAGGTGGAGACCATTTTCACTGGCCTGTCCGAGCGGATGAGCGACGACACCTGGGAGGAAGAAGCTCGTATCCGCATGAAGAAGGGGGGGTGAGATGGCGAAGAAGAGTGGAGTAGGAAATCTTGCCCGAATCGCCCTCAATGCAGGACGCCTCAAGAGCGATACAGGCTCTCGTGAGGTTGTAGACATCATCACCTTCATCGAATCGGACTGGGGTCTCAACATGACCCTGTTCCCGATTCAGAAGATCATTCTGAAGGCGCACTACGGCATTGTGCTGGATGACGATCCGAACAACACGTTCAGGATCACGGACTTCAGGCGTCAGAACGCCAAGGAGTTCACCGAAGCCGGCTACCTGCGTTGGTTGTTCGACCAGGGTCGCTCCAACATCTCTGAAGTCATCGCCGGCCACGAGCGCCGGAACATGATTCTCAGCATTGGGCGCCGCTCAGGCAAATGTGTCACAGGGGACACCCTTGTTCTAACCAATGAAGGGGTCCAACGCATTGAAGACCTTGGGGATGTTGATGGGCCAGAGATGCAGCCCCTCAAGATTGGGGTCGCTCAAGAAGCGGGTGTTCGGTCGGAATCCGCGTATTTTTACAATGGAGGCGTAAAGGCCACCGTAGGCTACGAAACCCGTTGTGGTTATCGTTTAGAAGGAACCCCCAACCACCGTGTCCGAGTGATGGGTGAGGATGGGACGATCCAGTGGAGGTACTTAGGAGATCTTCAGGCAGGGGATCAAATCGGCATCCACCGCACTTCTGAGATGTGGGCTTCTGAGTATGTAGATGTCACAGGTTTGACCAATGACCGGGGGCGGAAAGACATTCAGTTCCCTGAGCGACTGACTGAGCAGTGGGGATTGTTGCTGGGTGCTCTCGTTGGGGATGGGGGATGGACGAACCGAATGTCGGTGTCCATGACAATCGAGCACCACGAAACGTGGATGCAGATGTACGGGTTGTTTACGGAGCTTCTGGGAGAACAACCCTCTGTGACTCCAGACCAACGCACGGAACACACTGGGGCTTTGCGGGTTCATAGCGTTGCTTGGAGGGAGTTTCTCCATGAACTCGGTTTCAACTGGGACGCAGGACGCTATGGCAAATCAATCCCTTGGAGCATTCTCAAATCCCCCAAGCCGGTGGTTTGCGCTTTCCTGAAGGGATTGTTTGAAACTGACGGTGGAGTGGAGAGCGGGGGCAAGACCGTTTCGTTTTGTACCGCAAGTGGGCGGTTGGCTAGAGAAGTCCAAACTCTTCTCACCAACATGGGCATCGTTAGTCGTGTCAAGCCTAGATGGAACACGACAACCGAGCGGCACTACTACCATTTGAATATCCGTGGGTTACGGTCACGACAAAAGTTTGCGGATCAGATTGGATTTCTGAGTCAGAAGAAGATGGAGCCTTTGTTGGCTTCACTGGAGGCAGCCGGGAAAGAAGGCGGCGATACTGAAAGCATCCCTCATCAGAAGTCGTGGGCCCGCAAGCTCCTTCACAGCGTTCCGAAGGCAAACCCTGGTCAGGGCTGGTCTCGTTCGACGCTCAGGAAAGCGTTAGGGAACATTTGCAAGCCTTCTTCTGAGGAGAACATCACTTACCCGCGTTTGCTGGAAGCACTCCGAGTGGCGGTGGAGACGGGTGCTGATGCAGAAGTCATCAAGCATTTTGAGACGATCCAAGCGGCTGACTATTTCTTCGATCCTGTGGTCGAGATGTGGGAAGGCGAGGAGCAAGTGTTCGATCTCAATGTTCCTGATGGCGCGAGTTTCGTCGCCAATGGGATGACGAACCACAACACTACGATCTCTGCCTGCATCGCTGCCTACGAGACCTACAAGCTCATCAACAAGGGCTACCCGCAGCGCTTCTACGGCCTGACGCCCAACTCGATGATCCAACTCATCTCGGTGGCGACGGGCAAGGACCAGGCAGGGCTTCTGTACCAAGAAGTCTCCGGCCACTTCGCCAAGTGTAGCTTCTTCAAGCGATACACCGCCAACCACACGATGTCCTATGCGCGTTTCCAGACGCCCAACGACATCGACGAGTTCGGCCCGTATTCCGACAACCCCAAAGCGCGTGCCTCCATCAAGGTCACGTTTGCTGCTTGTAACGCCAAGGGCCTTCGTGGTGCCGGTAACATCGTCATCATTCTCGACGAGGTTGCCCACTTTATCGAGCAAGGTGGTTCTTCGGCAGATCAGGTGTACGACGCAGTATCCCCGTCGGCCGCTACCTTCACTCCCAAGAACGAGATGGGAAAGCCCATCGAAGGGGATGAGACCCAATCGGATGGTCGCATCATCCTGATCTCTTCCCCACTGGGTAAGCAGGGGTTGTTCTACAAGCTGTTTGAACTGGGTAAGACCGGCGGAGATGCGGGCGACAACATGCTCTGCATCCAAGCGCCCACCTGGGAGGTCAACCCGACCGTCCCCGCCAGCGTTTTCAAGGAGAAGTTCGCCCAGGACCGCAACGTGTTCTTCACCGAGTTTGGTGGAGAGTTCACTGACCGGACCTTGGGTTGGATTGACGAGCCCGAAGACCTGTACGCCTGCATCGATCCTTCGCTCAAGCCCCGCAGCCGAGGAGACGCCCGTCGTCCCTATTTCGTGGGCTTCGACCTTGGTCTTGTGAACGATGCTAGCGCCATCGCCATCGTTCATTTAGATGCCGAGGAGAACGTGGTCTTGGACTACATCGGCAAGATCAAAGCCGGTGAGGGCGATTTCGTTGACCAGACACGGTTGGACTTCGACGCCGTAGCGAACTGGATTCATCTTCTGTCACGCCGGTTCTACTTCCATCAGGGCATGTTCGATATGTGGAATGCGATCCCGTTGGAACAGGCTCTTGCGAAGAAGGGCCTTGAGCAGATGAAGGGTGAGCATTTCACGGCTCCCCTGAACTCGATGATCTACCAGAACTTCAAAGCGCTCATGTGGGACAAGCGTCTTCGTTTGTACGACATCCAACCCAAAGAACGTGAGCGCATTGAGGCATCAGGGAAGGAACTCCCTGACCACCTGGAGTACATCGAAGAGTTGAAGTCACTCCAGGCCGAATACAAATCCAAGTACGTCATCAACGTCCAAGCCCCTCAAACCGCCGGTAAACACGATGACTTGTCTGATGCTTTGGTGCGTGCCGTGTGGCTCGCCAGTCAGAGCATCGGGAAGACCCGGCACTTCGCAGGAACCCAAAACCAAGACCCCAACCAGCGCGCGGTCTCGGCCAAGGGCCGGCGTCGAAGCCATCGGATGCGACTTCTTGGGGGATCTGACCCCAAGCGTCAGATCCGAAAGAAGCGAGGGTGATCCATGTCCAAAGGGATCATGCCGTCGGACCCACCAAGGGCTGACCATAGGCTCATCAAGTATGTGGTGGAAACCTTCTACGGTAAGAAGGGTGTCCAGTCTGACCCCCGCGAATTCGACAAAGTGTCCAACGTCTTTGCGTTGATGGGCGGCTCGTGGGAGCGATTGTTCAAAGGCTCGGCCGAAGAGGTCAACCTTTTGAAGAAGATCGTGAAGATCGCCATCGAAAAAGGCGTGATCTCAAAGAAGCCCAAGTGGCGGTAAAGTGGTGATTGGACATGGCAGATCCCAAGGACACGAATCAGTCGGAGACTGAGCGGCAAACCATCCGGGATGTTGTTTCAGAGCAGATCGAGCGTGATCGCCAGGAGCGCATCCACAAAGCGCGCCAAAAGCAGGTCGAGGCCCGCACCGAGCGCTCTAAGAAGCGCCTGAAGGCCCGAGAGGACCGAGGACGGCAAGCCAGCCAGAAGCGCCAGGCAGCACTCACCGCCTCACAGGGGAAGGTACAGAGCGCTGTGAGCGATGCAGCAAGCTCCCTTCAACGGGCACTCCGAGCAGCCCAAGAGACCCCCATCCATCGACACTCTCCCGAGGGTCGTGAGCAGTTGCGCCTTGTGCGCTCTCTGTCTGCGGCACTTGGGGCACTCCGAGGCGTGGGCCGCGGCACTTACTACGAAGTGAGCGCGGATTTCGCCAACGATGTCGAAGCCTAATCACAATCACCACAAACCCACAAACTACAAAACCACAAGAAAGACCTGAGCCATGCCAGCAGAAGGATCAAAAAACGCGATTTCGGGGAGCGCCTCTAACACCACGTTGAAAACGAACGAGGGAGCGCAAGAAATCGGACGCGTGCCGCAACGACAGGCGGACGCGAACCATCCACCAGTCCAAGTCGGAAAACCTCAACGTGTCGTTGTCGGGACGATGCGGTCTCAAGCCCTCCAAACGGGCTTCCGAGCCAAAGTCGCTGCGTCCTGTGGACCCGGTGGCACCGGAGGCGGAGGTAGCGGTTTCAACCCCGGAGGCGGGGGTGGCGGAGGAGGTGGCGGAGGTTTCAACTCTGGAGGGGTCACTTCAGATGCGAGCGGTGGCAACTTCTACAGCCCTGAGCTTTCCACAGACTTCCTTGAGCTACCTCAGTCGCTCAACGAGCAGTGGAACTACTACCGATTCTTCTACAACAACGAACCTTTCGTTGGGCAGGCCATCGACCTGCATGGAGAACTACCACTATCCAAGGTTCGCCTAGCACGGCCGAAGGCGAACAGTCGCAAACTAGCCGACGCCAGCCTTCGCTTTTGCGAGAAGTGGGTCAAGCGAATTGGGCTGCTTGAGCGCCTGCTGGAGATCGTCCACGAGTTCTATCTCATTGGAGAGGTCTACATCTTCTGTGAAGACAACTCCCCAGACATGCCGAAGGAACTGACCCACAAGGTCATCCGTAAAGTCGAACAAGACGGCACGTTGTCCGAGGAGTGGATTGAGCGTGAGGACGGCAACGAGCAGGCTGTTGCGTGGATGAAGAAGAACTACCAGGGGTGGTCGAAAGTCCGCATCCTGCCTCCTGAGCAAGTCCACATTGAGACGTTCCCGTTCACGGACGAGTTTATGATCGAACTCATCCCTGACGCCAAGACGGCGAATCTCATCAACATGGCTGACGAAGGAGACCAGCGTGCCTCCAAGAT